ACGCAAGCGAGCTTAATCGTAAGATTGATGCTAAAGGAAATAAATATCAGCCATGGGTGCCAGAGGTAGAAAGAGCAGTAGCGACTTGATGTTGGCCCCGAGCCCCATCGAGATTACGGAGCGCCAGCGGGCTCCCCACGACCTTAATGATGAGGAGACGGAAGTTTGGACCGAAGTGGTGTCGTCCGAGGCGGCCGACTGGTTCACTGTCGCCACTCGCCCTCTCCTGGCCCAATACTGCCGGCATGTGGTGCAGTCGAGGCGGGTGGCCGAGCTGCTGGAGCGAGCCTTGTCGGACAAGAACTTGGAGATCAGGGATTACAACCAACTGCTCAAGATGCAGGACCGGGAATCTCGGGCAATTTCAATGCTGGCGACGAAAATGCGCGTCAGCCCTCAATCAACGACTAATCACCGGGGCAACAGGCAGAAGACGTTGGTGCGTAAGCCGTGGGAGGCGTAGGGGTTAGCTAGTGGTTAGGTAGGGGGGAGCCGCCCCGGTAGGCTTACGGTGGGTTCCACCTGGGAGATGGCTAGAGCGGCTCCGCTTCGGTGAGGAAGCAACGGCAAACTAATCCGACTGAGGCAAAAAGGCAATATGGCAAAGGCGGCAAGGAAGCTCAGGCGCGAAGTGGTTGAGACTCGCGGTGAACGTAATATCCGATGGTGCCAGGAGCACCTCCGACTGCCAGAGGGGAAGTTTGTCGGCCAGACGTTCAAGATGGCCCCTTTCATGCAGGATGATTTCAAGGCGATTTACGACAACCCTAACGGTACCCGACGAGCGATCATCACCCGCGGGCGCAAGAACGCAAAGAGCGTGGAGTGTGCTTTCGTTCTACTCCTCCATCTCTGCGGACCAGAGCACAAGAAGAACTCGCAGCTGTACTCGATCGCTCAAAGCCGAGATCAGGCTGGCATCCTGTTTTCGCTGGCGGCCAAGATGGTGCGGATGTCGCCTATTTTGCGCGACGCCATCACGATCAGGGACACAGCCAAGGAGCTGCTCTGTCCTGAACTCGGAACTAAGTACAAGGCATTGTCCGCGGAATCGTCTACTGCTTTCGGACTCAGCCCCGTGCTGACGCTGGTTGACGAGGCTGGTCAGATTCGAGGCCCTCGCAGTTCGTTGTATGAAGCGATGGAAACCGCTACTGCAGCACAAGAAGAACCATTGACAATAATCATCAGCACGCAGGCACCGACCGATGCCGATCTGCTGTCAATCCTGATTGATGATGCTAAGGCTGGCCACGACCCGCGTGTCGTTCTGCGGATGAATTCGGCGCCGCCGGAGTTGGATGCGTTCTCAGTTGAAGCAATTCGCGCCGCTAATCCTGCGTTCGACATTTTCATGAACAGGGACGAAGTTCTTGCGATGGCGGCCGACGCTCAGCGCATGCCGTCGCGCCAGAGTGAGTACGAGAACCTCATACTCAACCGTCGCGTTGAAATGTCCTCGCCTTTCATCTCGCACGCGGTGTGGAAGGCATGCGGCGATCCGCCGAAGCCGCTGGCAGGGTTGCCGGTCTATGGTGGGCTTGACTTATCGGCTGTGAATGATCTCACTGCACTGGTGTTGATCGGGCAGAGCGAAACGAAGTGGCACGTGCACCCGACGTTCTGGTTGCCGGCCGAGGGGCTTCGTGAGCGCGCGCGGACTGATCGCGTGCCATACGACGTCTGGCAGCAGCAGGGTTTTCTTGAAGCGGTGCCAGGGAAGTCCATCGACTATGAATACGTGGCACGCTGGCTGCGACACCTGTTTCAGGAAGAGCAACTAGACATACGGAAGATCGGCTTCGACCCGTGGAAATTTCAGGCCTTGAAGCTGTGGCTGCTCAAAGTTGGCTTCAGCGAGCAGGACATCGAGAAGCATTTTGTGGAAGTGGGGCAAGGTTACAAGTCGATGACGCCTGCACTGCGCACGCTTGAGGGCGAGTTGTTGAACAGCCGCCTCGCGCACGGTAACCATCCGGTGCTGCAGATGTGTATGCATAACGCGGTGGTGCAGACCGATAGTGCTGGGAATCGTAAATTGTGCAAAGAAAAAAGCATACGTCGTATAGATGGTGCTGTTAGTTTAGCTATGGCTTTTGGCGTTGCTGAGTTTGCCGCTGATGCTCCAGAGCCAAAATATGAAATGTTTGTTCTTTGATGAAATATGGAAGAGATGGTAACCAAGGTCTGTGCTCGGTGTGGATTGGTAAAACCAGCGACCACAAAGTTTTTCCATAAGAAGTTGGATCGGCTGATCCCACAATGTAAAGAATGCCGATCTGTCTTTCGACGCGAACAATATGGCGAGAAAAAAGATGACTGGAATCAGAAGCGAAGAGAAGCGCGTGCCGCAAATCCAGAACACTTTCGCGCGTTAGACAAAGAGCGATATTTAAGAAATCCTGAGAAGCATCAAGTCCAGTCTGCGCGCTCCCGGCAAAAGCGAGACCCCGAAGAATTGAAGGCTTGGGGGCGGGAGTATTATAAGAAGAACAAGGAAACTCGTATTGCTCAAGCTGTCGCATGGGCCAAGGCCAATCCAGAGCGTCGAAAAGAAATTATGCGGAAGGTCAATAAACGGCAGCGTCAAGATTCTGGGTTTCGACTAAAGGCGGCTGTAGCGGCATATATTTATCTCTGTCTGAAGGAAAAGAAGGCCGGGCGGAAGTGGGAGACGTTGGTCGGTTACACTCTGAGTCAATTGATGAGGCACATTGAACGCCAATTCACTCAGGGCATGAGTTGGGATAATTACGGTGAGTGGCAGGTGGATCACATCATAGCTGCTTCTTCTTTCAAGTATGCGACCGCAGAAGACTCTGAGTTCAAGGCCTGCTGGGCGCTGACAAATCTAAGGCCACTCTGGGCACCTGACAACATCCGCAAGGGAGATAAGCGGATTTTTCTGATTTAGAGGCACTGCAATGCTCGACGCTCGGAGCGATGAAGCGATGAATTGGATTGGTGAGGGCAAGTTAGAACCAGTTGTGTCTTTTGTCTTCACTGAGGACGATCTTCGTTGTTTGTTGAGACGTAGAGGTGTTGCCGACGCCGATCTAGATCAGGCTGTTGCCGACTATCGTGCATACAGTAAGAAAAAATGGGAAACTCGGGAGCGATGACATGTTTGTTCTGTGACATGACTGGCCGTCCTAAAATATATGCGACTAAGGAAGAGAGGAACGCGGCGCGCCGCAAGCGTCTGCGCGTCTACAGGAGGCGCGACCGTGAGCAAAATACGTATCGCGCGCACGACGAAAAACTTTTTCACCCTGATCCGCAGGCGGTTGCTGAGCGCGAGGAGCGTGAGCGTGTCATCCGCGAGAATGGGTTGACGCTCAGTCAGCTTTTGCTCGGTGATCCGGCGCCGGGTCGCTCGGCGTTGGAGAGCAAGATCAATGCCAGCACGCGTTGTCCAGCTTAGCGAAGAGGTCACGTGCTACTGGAAGCTCGTCGATGTTATTGCCGATGCGCTGAAGGACTTCGACGAAGCCGAGCACCCGCGGGACGAGCAAGGCCGATGGACCGATGCTGGCGGCGGCGATGCCGGCGGCGATGCCGGCGGTGATAGCGCAGGCGATGCGGGCAACGGTGCCAGAACTATTTATGGGGTAACCACAGTTGAAGCTCTATACACCAAGGTGCATAGAGAGTTGCGTGAATCAAAACAGGAAATTCCGCACGTTAATGTGCATTTACCTACTCAAGGAATGCTCAATTTTCATTATGCTGATGTCAGACCAAACTCGCGTGGTCCACGCCGCGGTGCATATTCGAGAGTTGAAGCTACTCATATCAAGCCTGGAGATAAAACCGGGAAGATTATTCCGAAGGCAAAATTGCACGAGTTACTTGTATCCGAGTTTGAGCAGATCGGAGACAAGAAAGACTTCGACGAAGCCGAGCACCCGCGGGACGAGCAAGGCCGATGGACCGATGCTGGTGGCGGCGGCGGTGGTAGCAGCGGCGAAAGTCGTACCGTCACGACGCCAATCGGTTTAGGTATCCCTGATGGCTCAGCGTTTGCCCGTGCTGGCATTCGCGTCGTCAAATATCAAGACGCCGAGAAAATAGCGGGCACGCTAGCGAAGGCGACTGGTGCTGATCTGCGCGAGACCCATCAGCTAACCGGTGGTTGGACCGATCCCGAGAGCAACACTTACTATCCCGAGCCTACGCTGGTTGCCGAGTTCAAGGGCAAGCCGGAATCGATCAGGCTCACTGCCGAAGCCATCGCGCACGTACTCGGGCCGCAGAAAGAAATTTGGGTCGTCAATGATGGCGAGGGACTGCCGAGCGCGCGTGATCTGCGCCTCGACGTCATGCCGACCAAGCCCGGCATCACCTCGCAGCAGCTCAGCGACGTCGCGCGTAAGGTCGACCCGGAGTTGTTCTCCGGCTTCACCGAGACCGTCGACGACAACGGTCGCAGCGGCATTTCGCTTCTGGTCAAGGATGGCATTGCACCGTGGAAGAGCGAGCCGACGTCGGCCATCATCAAAGGTTATGGCCAGCCGTTTTCGGTGCTGATCAATCCGAGCGAGCGTGATATTCGCGCAATGATTAAGGAGTCCAACCAGCCATTGCTCACTGCGGGCATTCTCGAAGAGGGCGTCCGGGTTATTTTGGATCGAGATAACAATCTGTACGTTTGGGATTCTAGCAACGCTATTCACGCCTCTGTTGAGCATGTTTTGAGTCTAGATGCGCAAGAGCGCGACATGTGGGGGCTGGACAAGAAGGGCAACATCGTCGGAGTGGCGTTTTCCAGTCCCCGTGAGGTGATTGCTGATGTTGCGGCTACCCCTAAAGGCGCTGCCGCTATTGCTGCCAAGGCTGATGTTGGGCTGTTGCATTTGGTCGAGGCCCTTGATAAAGCTGGTATAGATGCCGAGGTATTGCCTACCGCGGTCAGTATCGACAAGCGAGCGGCAGATGGCGAAGCGGGTTACAGTACATCCCTTGAACGCGAAGCCGGCGTGGGCGCGGTCGCCGCGCTCGACGCTTATCGTGCCAGGGTCGTCGCAGCGCTCAAGGACGGCAAAGCCCCGCCCGACTTCGACGTCGACATCGTCAGACTCGCGGCCAAGCATCAGCGTGCGCAAGCCCGGTTAAGAGATCAGTCAGAGCGCCTCGCCGCTTCGTTTTCTCAAGCGCTGAAGGACTTCGACGAAACCGAGCACCCGCGTGATGACCACGGCCGCTGGACCGATGCCGGTGCGGGTGGCGGCGGCGGTGCAGGTGGCGTTGAAGATAATGGACAGCAGCAGTCCGATCATTTTCGCCTTACCAGCGATGCCATTATCCAAGAAGCGCCAGCATACAAGCCGCGGTCTCGTTCAGTGCCTGACGTGGCACGGGACCTGAACGCTCGTGCTGGACGTATTCTGAAACAACAGCTCGGTGTTAATCGTATCGAAGGTCCTGATCCAAAGACCGATGATTATCTCGCACGAGTGATTTCCGCTGAATTGAAATCAGGTTTGCGCAACGGTCACGCCAGCGCAACTTGGTACAGCGATAAGATGAAAGAAGCGATGCAGATCGCCACCGACATTCATCCTGAAGTCAAAGGCGATGCCAACAAGCGCTGGGCGTTCATCACTTCGTTGGCAGTCACAAGTCAGGGTGAAGTGGTCGATAGCAACGCTCGCTTGACTGAGCAGGCTTATCGCCAGTTTGAACAGACTGGAAAATTTCCTGCTGATCTGAAGGTGGTGAAGCCTGCGATCAATCAGAATTTCAAGAAGCTCAATGCGCTCGTCGACAAGATGGGAGCTGAGCAAACGCGGCAATTCATGAATCGCGAATTTGTCGTCCGTGATCTCGAGAAAATGGGATTCCGGATGCACCGTATGAACAAGGACGACACGGTGAACGGCTCTGCTATTCTTGGTCCGAAGATTGGTGAGGGCTTCTACCAGAATTTGAACGGCAACTTTAAGCCGCTCACGATGGACATCTGGTTCATGCGTTCGTGGGGGCGCATTACTAATACCGGCGTCCGCGAAAAAGGCACGGTGCCTCCTGCTACTGCGGAGCGACTTGTCAAAGCGTTGCGCGCAGAGAATCAACCGGTTCCTCAGTCGATGGAAAGATTAGCCGATAAGGCTCGCGCAATTTTCCGCGAACACGAGAAGAATTACATTGCGCATCGCGCTGATTATAAATCCGGTAAGCGTGAGAAATCAGAGCTGGTGCATGCTGCTGAACGTTTCCATCTCCATTATGACAACGGCATGATAGAGGCGCCGCGCGGTGGTAGTGATCGTAATTGGATGATCTCAGTTTTCAATCGTGCTATTGCCAAGCTTGAGGCTGATGGCATTCATCTGACACCAGCGGCGGCGCAGGCGACTTGGTGGACGCCTGAAAAAGCCTTGTACGATCGCTTGGGCGCGCGCGTGCGTGAGGTCGAGACTGATTACGCCAAGACGCTGCGTAAGATTGCTGAAGCACGTAAGTCTGTTAATTACGAGGCTTGGTTATGCGCGTAAAACTTGAGATCGCAGCGAGCTGGATCGACGACCCTGATCCTCCCGACGAGATGACGGATGAAGAAATTGAACGCGCTGCTGAAGCAGTTGCGCGTTTCATGAAACAGCATGCGAGTAGTCATGTATCAGAACGCACCAATATCGCCGCCAAGTAGATACGTTCCTGTGCCGACGCGGCTGTCGGACAAGGAAGCGGCTTGGCTGATGGGCTTTGCCATGGGCGCTTCGCTGTCGTGCTTTCTGTTTGGTGTGGTCGTCATTCTCATGCTGACATAGATTTTGCCGAGGAGAGACTTATGCACCCCAATAAAGATGAAACACAGTCAGCGTTCATGGAACGCTGTATGAGCGAGTTGCCGGGCAACGACCTTGGTCAGCTGGAAGATCAGAGGGCTGCCATTTGTAGTACGGCATGGAGCGACGCGCATTCAGACGACCTGCTTAGGCCGTCGCCATCCAAGGCCAATCGTGCCTATTCTATCCTGAACATCAAGCGCTATGACGACGACCAGCGCATCATCGAAGGCATCGCTTCGACGCCGAACACTGATCGCCAGGGCGACATCGTCGAGTCGATGGGCGCCAAGTTTGCGCTGCCGTTCCCCTTGTTGTGGCAGCATAAGACCGACATGCCGGTGGGTGAGGTGGAGTGGGCAGAGCCGACCGAGAAGGGCATACCGTTTCGCGCCCGCATTGCTAAGATCGAGGAGCCCGGCGAGTTCAAGAATATTTGCGACAAGGCTTGGCACGCGGTCAAGGCTAAGCTGGTGAAGGCCGTCAGCATTGGTTTCACCGTCCTGAAGCACGAGCTGCTCAAGGGCGGGCGCATGCGCATCAAAGAATATGAGATTCTGGAATTGAGTCTCGTCACCATTCCAGCGAATAGCGAGGCAACCATCCACGCTGTTCGATCGCTCGACGAGACGTTGCTGTCTCATAGTGGTGATGACAGTGGAGTTGGAAAGCGGCCCCCTGTGGTTGCTAGCGCTACTCGTAAGTCAACCCCAGTTAAATTGCAGGAGGCCGGTATGGCCAAGAAGTCGATTGCTGATCAAATCAGCGGATTTGAAGCGACCCGCGCTGCCAAGCATGGAAAGATGATGGAGATCATGTCGGAGTCTGAAGAGACTCTCAACCAAGAGCAGCAGGCTGAGTATGACGAGCTTGCTGGCGATGTGAAGAGCGTCGATGACCATCTCACCCGGCTGCGAATGTTGGAGAAGACCCAACTTACGCAGGCGACCGAGGTGAAGGCAGCGACCATCGATGAGGCCAGCCGTTCCCGCGGTACCGTGCGGGCCGAGGTTGGGAAGTCGCAAGTGCCGAAGGGTATTCTGTTTGCTCGTCACTTCATCTCCAAGGCTTACTCCCACTTCAATCATATGTCTTCGCTCGAAGCCGCGAAGACGCTCGGCTTTTTCGAGCAGACACCGGAGCTTGAGGTCATCCTCAAGGCGCCGGTGGTGGTTGGTTCGACGACTGGCACTAACTGGGCGAAGCCTCTGGTCGAGCCCCAGTTCATGACTTCGGAATTTATTGAACTGCTCAACCCCATGACTATCATCGGGAGACTGCCGGGGCTGAGGCGCGTGCCGTTCAATATCAAGATCCCTCGTCAGCTGACTGCTGCGTCCGTCAGTTGGGTCGGAGAAGGCCACGTCAAGCCGGTCAGCGCGATGTCGTTCGATAGCATCTCGCTCGGCTACACGAAAATCGCCGGGATCGTGCCTGTCACCGAAGAGCTGTTCAGATTTTCAAATCCTGCGATTGAGACGCTCGTACGCGACTCACTCCTGCAGGCTGTTGCACAGCTCTCCGACTTCGACTTCCTCGATCCTACTAAGACGGCAGTGGCCGGGGTCTCGCCGGCGAGCATCACCAATGGTGCGACTTCGCACACTGCGAGTGGTGCAACGTCCGACGCACTCCGTGCCGACCTTGGCACCATCCTCTCTAGCTATGCGGCTGCGAATATGGGCATGGCAGGGTTGGTTCTGGTTATGAAGCCGTCTCTCGCCGTGCGTCTCTCGTTGATGCGCAACACGCTTGGCGGTCGTGATTTCCCCGATATCAACATGGGAGGCGGCTCGCTTGAGGGCATCCCTGTCGTGGTGTCGGAGAACATCGCGGATGGCGGCAGCTCGCCGCCGACTAACCTGATCATCGCGATCAATACACCTGAGATCCTTCTTGCGGATGATGGTGCGGTCTCGGTCGACATCAGTCGTGAGGCGAGCTTGCAGATGGATACTGCACCCGATTCTCCAGCGGTTGCAGGCACTGTTACCGTAAGTCTCTGGCAGCATAATATGGTTGCCTTGCGGGCCGAGCGCGGATTGAACTGGGTGAGGAGACGCGACTCAGCCGTTCAGTACATCGAAGGTGCTCTGTACGCGTAACACGCGACTCAAAAATACGGGAGGCCCCTAATGCGGGGGCCTCCCACGCGCAAGGCAGTTGCCACAGGGGTTTCACATAACATGTGGCCGAGCGCGCAATTCATCTATAGCAAGGAGCGGTTAGCATGGCAACCAGAAGAATGACGGCCTTGAGCCGCTTCCACTATCCGAGCGGGCCGACTGGACGGGACTATAAGGCCGGCGACGAATTCGAGGCACTAACTGATCGTGACGTGAAAGCGTTGACGTTGCTTCGCAGGGCCAAGGTCGTTTTGGACGAGCCTGTGCCGGCAAGGGCGTTTCTGGCGAGCAAGGACGTTGCGAGGGAAACATTATGGCAGCAGTTTCCCGCCGAGGTCACCGCGACGACGTCTACGCCGGAGGTCACCGCGACGACGTCTACGCCGGATGTCGACACGACCTTGATGACTACGGAATTCAGCGAGCCACGTAAACGTCGCAAGAAAAGCGACGAGTCCGAGGACAACTAACAAATGGCCGCCGCTTCGCGGCAGAAGAAGACTGCTCGCCGCAAGAGCGTCGCTCCCGCGCGACGCAAGGCGGGAGTGCCTTCTGTTGTTGGTGACCGCGGCAATTGGTGGTTGCCTGTTATTCGCGAACCTTTCACTGGCGCTTGGCAGCGCAATCAGGACTTATCTGCTGAAACCGTACTGACCAACGCTGCGGTTTATGCGTGCCTGGAGCGCATCTCTTCCGACATCGCCAAGTGTCGGTTGCGACTAGTCGAGCAGGACAATAACGACATCTGGAAGGAAGTTGAGTCGCCTGCTTTCTCGCCTGTCTTGCGCAAGCCGAATTCCTGGCAGAACAGGATCCAGCTGATTGAGAACTGGGTTCTCTCAAAGCTCACGGCGGGCAACGCTTATATTCTGAAAGGCCGTGATGCGCGCGGGCTGGTCGTTAGCTTGAACGTGCTCGATCCCGCCGGTGTCCGCGTCATGGTGACGCCGGTAGGCGACGTATATTACGACCTGTCGCGCGATAATATTTCCGGTATCGAAGGCCACATCTTGGTGCCTGCCTCCGAAATTATTCACGACATGATGACGGTGAAGTTTCATCCGCTGAACGGTGTTCCTCCTTTGATTGCCGCAACAGGACCCGCTACGCAAGGTCTCAACATTCAGACAACCTCTGCCAAGTTCTTCAAGAACAACGCGACGCCGGGCGGCGTCCTGAGTGCGCCCGGCGAGATCAAGGAAGCGACCGCCAAGCGACTGCGTGAGTATTGGCAGACCCAATTCAGCGGCGATAACGCTGGCAGGATTGCTGTCCTCGGTGACGGCTTGAAATTTGAGCCGATGGCAGCAACGGCAGAGTCGTCGCAGCTTGCCGAGCAGCTCGGACTGTCTGCCAAGATGGTGGCGTCTGCTTTTGGCATTCCTGCTTACATGGTCGGCGCCGAGGCGCCGCCTTCGTACAATAATATCGAGGCGCTTAATCAGCAGTATTACAGCCAGTGTCTGCAGAAGCATTTCGAGCAAATCGAGTTGTGCCTCGATGAAGGCCTTGGCCTGATCGACGCGGGTTACGGTTCCGAATTTGATCTTGATAATCTGCTGCGCATGGATACTGCAGCAATGATCAGCTCGGAGGCCGAGGCTGTCGGCGCCGGAATCAAGACGCCGAACGAAGCGCGTAAGCGTCTCAACCTTGGCCCGATGGAGGGCGGTGATACCCCGTATCTTCAAGAGCAAAATTATAGTCTTTCAGCTCTGTCTAAGCGCGATGCCATGGACAATCCTTGGGCGGCGCGGCAAGGCAGTAGTGGCGGGGATTTGGTTTCTAAAGGCGATGCTATTCTTGACGACCAAGAAATTCAGAATTATATTCTTGCCGCCTTAACAAAGGAGTTATGCGGCAATGACCTTGAAAGTTTGTACAGACTGCAAATTACCAAAGCCGATTGAGGAATTTCATAAGGATTATAGAAGAACCGGCGCAAGAAGCGCTCGGAAGGGGATGGGGGTTCAGGCTCAGTGTAAAGCATGTCGAGCTGAACGTCGAAAGCCGGGGATTGTGGCAGAGCGTGCCCGCGCTGAGGATTTGAGAGCAAGGAATTTGAAGCGGTGTTCCGTTTGTGGCGAAGTCAAGCTGCGAGATGAGTTTAACGTGCATTCGACTACTTCCGATGGGCTTTCATATAGGTGCATCGAGTGCGGGAAGGCATATCTTAAAACTTGGCGAGAGAAGAATCCCGACGCTTTTCGCGAATGGTACAGCGAGAATAAAGAAGCGCGAGCCCAATATTGGAAAGAGTGGTATTCGGCCAATCGCGAGCGCCGTGCGGAAAACTACAAAATTTGGGCTAGTAAGAATAAACATATTGTAAATGCGCTTATTGCTAAGCGAAGCGCTGTGAAGAAGCGCGCATTGGCAAAGTGGGCTGATCTGAGAGCAATTCGCGCTATTTACGAAGAAGCTGCGTGGCTTACGTTTGTGACTGGTGTTCGGCATGAGGTTGATCACATTTATCCCTTGCAGGGAAAAACAATGTGTGGGCTGCATTGTGAAGCAAATTTGCAGATTTTGACTAAGACGCAAAATCTCCAGAAAGGTAACCGTACGCCGGAGGATGTAAGCGTCAACTCATCGGGAATATACAGATGAATCACGTCGATATAGACATCCTGGTGAAGGGGATCGCCCCGGCAGTTAAATTTTTTGTAACACAAACCACGTCTTCTTTACTTGAGCAGATTGCGGAACTGCGCGCTCGTTTGGCCGCGGTGGAATCCGTTGCTGTTGAGAAGGGCGCGCGTGGCGACCCTGGGACTGCAGGAGAACCTGGGCCACCTGGGCCGGCCGGCGCTGATGGTGATCAAGGTCCGCCCGGCGAGAGCATCGTCGGCCCCGTTGGACCGCAAGGCGATCCAGGGCTTCCTGGCGACCCTGGTCCGCAAGGCGAGAAGGGCGAGGCGGGCTGCGATGCCGATCCAGACTTGATCGCGCGCAAGACCGCAGCGATTATCGACCAGCCGATCAGGGTCTTTCTGACCGATCTGGTTGAGGACCGCGTGACGCGTGCTCTTGTTGACATCGAATGTAAGGCGTTGCTCACCGTCGCCGACGTGCAGCCCTCGCTCGTGAAGCTGGTGGATGACAAGGTCCGCGAGGCTGCCCCTGTTATCGTCGCTGAGATGGTCGACGAGGCTGTCGCCTTACTGCCTCCGGCTCCGGCAGGCCCCGCGGGCAAGGACGGCGCCGCCGTTACTCTGGCCGAGGTCGAACCGGTCCTTGAGGGTCTGGTTGCCGGCGCTGCCGAGGCCATGCAGCCGAGGGTTAAGGAAATGATCGAGGTGGCGGTGGCCGGGCTTCCTCCTGCCCCCGCTGGCCCTGCTGGTCCCGCGGGCAAGGACGGCGCCGCCGTTACTCTGGCCGAGGTCGAGCCTGTACTCGAAGGCATGGTTGCCGGCGCGGCCGAGGCCATGCAGCCGCGGGTTAAAGCGATGGTGGATGAAGTGGTGGCGGGGCTTCCCCCCGCCCCAGCAGGCCCCGCTGGCCCTGTAGGCCCCGCTGGGCAGGACGGCCAGGACGGCGCCGCAGTTACCATTGCTGAGGTCGAACCGGTCCTTGAGGGCCTTGTCGCCGGCGCTGCCGAGGCTATGCAGCCGCGGGTTAAAGCGATGGTGGACGAAGTAGTGGCTGGGCTTCCTCCCGCTCCTGCAGGCCCCGCAGGCCCCGCAGGCCCCGCTGGGCAGGACGGTGCCGCAGTTACCTTGGCCGAGGTCGAGCCTGTGCTCGAAGGCATGGTTGCCGACGCTGCCGAGGCCATGCAGCCGCGGGTGAAGGCGATGGTGGACGAGGCGTGTGCCCTGCTGCCCCCGCCGCCCGCTGGGCCGCCCGGCGAAAAAGGCGAGCCTGGGCGTGATATGACGACTGAGGACGTCGGGCCGGTGCTCAAAGAGATGGTCGCTGGCGCGGTTGCGGAGCTTCCGAAGCCTCTGGATGGCAAGGACGGCAAGGACGGCGCCAGCGTGTCGGTTGTCGATGTCGAGCCGATCGTGAAGGCCGTTGCAGAGGAGATCCTCGCGGACTGGCCGCGTCCCGCTGATGGAGCGCCGGGCAAGGACGGCCGTGATATTACGCTGGAGGACGTCGAGCCGGTGCTCAAGGCGTTGGTCGAGGCCCTGCCGAGGCCCAAGGATGGCGTTGACGGCGTTCCGGGTGCCGATGGCGTTGGTCTTGCTGGCGTGATGATCGATCGCGAGGGCGGTCTGGTGGTGATGCTGTCGAATGGCGCCATGCGGTCGCTAGGGCAGGTTGTCGGTCGTGATGGGGCGCCGGGGCGTGATGGCAAGGACGGCCTTGCCCTCTCTGATCTCGAAGTTGAACAGGTCGACGACCGTACGATCCGTGTCACTCTCGCCAGCGGCGAGTTGGTCAAAGCGATTGATTGGAAATTACCCGTTCCCATCTTTCGTGGCAGCTACAAATCTGAGAATGTTTACGATCGCGGAGACGAAGTGACGATCGGCGGTCAGGTTTATATCGCTCAAAAGGATGCTCCTCATGGCCAGCCAGGAGATAGCTCCGGTGATTGGCAGTTGCGAACCCGTAAGGGGCGAGATGGGCGAGATGGAAAAGACGGCGTCCGAGGAGAGGCAGGTCCTCCCGGCAAGACACCGCCACCCGACTTTGGTCGGCACTGAAATAGGAAGCTGGTTTCCAGACTGGCGCGGTGCGACTTGTGCGATTGTTGCTTCAGGGCCGTCGACTAAGGAGGCGGGCGTCGAGCAACTGCTTGAACACAACGTTCGTACCATCGCCATCAATACGAGCTACCAGATAGCTCCTTGGGCTGATGTCCTCTACGCGTGCGACCCTCGCTGGTGGAAGGTTCACCAAGGCGCTCCCGACTTCAATGGCTTGAAGATCACGCAAGATAAAGCTGTCCTTGTAAGCTACCCTGATGTCCGTCTGGTTACTGTCGACAGGTTTGCCAACGGGTTAACGCTTGAGCCGTTAGGAACGCTCGGTGCCGGCGGCAACAGCGGTTTTCAGGCGTTGAATTTGGTGGTGCAGTTCGGCGTTAGACGTATTTTGCTCATTGGCTATGATATGCGAATAGACCTTGGCGACCACTGGCACAGGCGTCATCCGGCGCCGCTGTCCAACCCGCATCCGATGCACAACCTACCGCGTTGGATCAAGGCAATCGATGGTGCAGCATCGCAACTCAAAGAGCTAGGCATTGAGGTAATAAATTGCTCGGAAGTGTCGATGCTGACGAGATACAAAAAGATGGTGCTAAGGCAAGCGCTGTCGGTGTAGCTCCTAATTGGGTCATCTCCGTTCCTGTTTGGGGTAAGCGCTGCACCGATGCTTTTATTGGGGCTGTCCTGCCTGCGATCAAAGCGGCGTTAGGGGAGCGGCAGCCTACGTTTGTCGTGCATACTGATCAGCCATCGGTGATGGTAAGCGCGCTCGCTCGCTTTCCTCACGAGATCAAGCGGGTGCCACTTGGGCGTAGTGCGCACCAGAGTTTTGGTTCTGCCAGTCGTGAAGCTCTGGCTCTAGCGCCTGTTAATTCGTACGTCGCTTTTATCAATGCTGACATGGTGCCGAGCTGTGAGGTGTTTGCAGCAGCCGAGCGAAGATTTGAGGTTGGTAAGCGCGTGATCATGATGGCGGCAACCCGCACCATTGGAGGGATACCTCCTGCTGGCGCGACCGCGCGCGACTTACTGACTTGGACAATGGAGCATAAGCATCCTGCGGTAGTCGAATGCTTCTGGGGTACCGGGCGTACGACAATTCCTTGGGCGGTCTATTTCAAGCGCGGTGACGATATCGTGGTGCATGGTTTTCATTTGCATCCATTCGCTGTTGTTAAGAGTAATCCGAAGGTCGCATTCAAGGGCCTCACGATTGATACGGATTTGATAGAGCAATTTCGTTTGGAAGAAATTCATCTAGTGACTGATGCTGATGAGGCGGCATTCGCCGAGATGTCGCCGCCGGAGCGCGTGTTCAGATTGATGAGCCTACCTTTCAGCATCAATAATGTTGTTGAGTGGGCGCGTTTACGAACGACGTCGCTTCAGCGGTGGATGTTTTCGCAGCCAATCACGGTCGTTGGTTCCGGCGACGCTGGACAATTGCCGACATGCGACACTATTCTGAAGAAGCTTGAAGTCCGATGAAAGGGAGACTGACATGCACGGTGAAGATGACTTTGAAGACGAGCGCGCCGGTGGGCCGGCCCCTCCTGTGAAACCTGCGGTGCCTTTGCCTTCCTCTACGCCTCCCGCTCCACCCAAGCCGGCGGAACCGAGGCACGAGGAGTGTGCCGAGCCGGAGCCTGATGAGCCGGAGCCTGATGAGTCGAAGCCGGAAGAACCGGGGCCTTATATTCCGGTGCGTTAATGGGTGTTCTCGAAGCCCGCCCCTATGAGGGCTTATTCGAGCGTGCGTGCGCGCGAGCGCCCGCACGCTTGGGTACGATGACCGACTATGCGTGGTCAGCGGACCCGAAGAGATTTGCTTTTACGGCAGCGCGCTATCTAACCACGGCTCGCTTGCTTGTTGGTCGTCAGCGTGTTCTTGAGGTTGGCTGCGGCGATGGCTTCTTTAGTCGCATCGTGGCGCAGCATGTTGGGCAACTGACGGCAATTGATCGCGATGCGGCTTTCATTGAGGATGCTAAGTCCCGTGCTAATGCGGATTGGCCGATCCATTTCATACACAAGGATATGATGGACGGCGAAATGATGCACCATTACGACGGCATTTATTTGCTGGACGTTATCGAGCACATCGATCCGCGTGAAGAAGTTTCCTTCTTACGCAACGCCGTGATCTCGCTTGCCAATCATGGTGTCATGGTTGTTGGTACGCCATCGGCAGACTCGCAGCATCTCGCCAGCGTCTTGTCGCGGAAGGAACATATATATTTTAGTGCCGGAGAGGATTTGCGCGCTGTCATGCTCGGGTTCTTTCACAGCGTCTTCGTTTTTGGGATGAACGACGCGGTGTTGCATGGTGATCTCGGCATGGCGCATTACCTGCTGGCAATCTGTGCGGATCCGAGGACATGCTCGCCTATTTCGACCGCGGTTTGAATCCGCCGACCTACGATACTGCTTCGTTCCTGATGTGGCTCGAATACGAGCGAGTTGCTCATGGCGAAAAAGAGGTTGAGATCGAAGTCGTCCCAGGTCCGAACCAAGGCTTTGCCTGGAATCGGCTTTGGCCGGCGGATGCTGCGACGCGTCAAGCTATGTTTGATGCGGTGGCGCTGCCGATGATGCATATGCTACCGGCGGTCACTTCTGTGCGAGTGAATTATGTTGGTCCGTTGACTGGTTCGATCGGCTTCGGGCGTTACACCGCCGACTTCGAACGGTTCCTGACAGCCTATCGCGAAGGTATTCGCCCGTTGCGACCGCGTGTTGACTCAGCGCGGGACACATACATCACCATGACGTTGCGAGAGAGCGCGCACTGGCCAGTGCGCAATTCGCATATAACGCAGTGGATAAAGGCGGCGTATGATTTA